CAAGCACATTAGAGATTATAAAGAATCTTTTGGCTGCATAGATTGTGGAGAAAAGTATCCTTATTACATGCTTGACCTAGATCATATTTCAGACAATAAAAAATTTGGTCTTGCTGATTATAGAAGCCATACTATAGATATAGAGTTAATAAAAGCAGAAATAGCAAAATGTGAAGTTGTCTGTGCTAATTGCCATAGAATAAGAACATACCAGAGATCTGGTAGAGAGTAAATATTAACCCTTCGTAGCTCAGGGGATAGAGCGAGGCTCTTCTAAGGCCTGCGTCACACGTTCAAATCGTGTCGAGGGGACAACATAAAGTACAAAACCCAATCAGAGGCGGATCCGATTGGGTTTTGCTGATCTTACGATCATGTACTGGGAACATGTGGGATGCTACGACCAGTACTCATTAATTGTAAAATATTATAGATACTAAGTCAACTACTTTTTAAATATTTATTCTTTTTCTTGATCTGGAGTATATGCTGGATTAGGACCAAGAAGATATCCCTTTTCGTGATACTCAATCATCTTAGAGGTCTTTTCAGATCCAGCCACCTTATCAGATATCAGGGTCAGCATGTCATAAATTCTATGAAGCATTATGTAGGTAACCATAGGAAGATTCTCTTCTATAGTTCCGTTCTCATCTGGAATGTTATCTTCAGTCATTTTTTCTCCCTATATCTTCCCAAAATTTTTCCCTACCCATAGCGTCAGTTTCTAAAATAATCTTAGACTCGTATTCGGGGTTATCTTCAGGTTTATCTGTCATTATTATTTTCAACATTCTTTCTAATTTTTTCATAAAGATCTATACCTAGATAATTCTTGTAGTCACATGATGTGCAGTATAAATATATGCTATCTTCCCAGTCTAGGTTAGACATAAGAAGGCCCTGATCCATTGGACACTCAAGTCTAGGAACAAGGCCTTCTTCTGCTAGTTGAAGGTATTTAGATACGTACTGTATCCTCATTAACCTTCCTTTCTAATAGTCGAATTCATTTACGAATTCTTTAAATCTTTCCCCGTTAAAGGAAGACCATGATGACCAATCTTTTCCGCCTTTAGTCATATAATACGTTATCTCTGAGTTTATTACTGGATCAAACAATAGAATGTTTGACTTTAATTCAAATTTTTCTTTACGATCAATGCCGAGTTCACCCAACATATTAATCTGAAAAATTCCGTAGGAACTGTCTCCAGTTTTCCTGTTACCATTGTAAGCCATAGGCCTTGCATTGGATTCTGACTTAGCAATAGCCCAAGCCATTTTAAGGGCTTTTCCTTCAAAACCAACAGCTGATAAAAGTTCTTTTAGTTCTTTGTCTGTTAGATTCTCAGAAGGCTTGTACACAGTAGTGCTGTACTTCTCTAAGGTTTCTTTCTTTAGTTGTACCGTTGATTTTACAGGTACTTCTACCTGCAATGCTTGAGTTTCTGTTGGACCAGGCTGGACTGTAAACAAGAATAATGTTATCATTCCTATATAAGACCAGTTATGGGCAACTTCGCTCAAACGTTCTTTGATTCTCTCCATTGGCATTTCCTCCTTTAGAGATAACGAACTATAATAGTAGCATTGTAATTAAGTTACTGTCAAGTCGGTTGACCAGAAAGAGTTAAGTGGAATTATCTTATTATACTATTAGAGCAGGACTTAATCCTTCTGTTGGATTTGGCTATGCTGGACAAAATATAGTTAATACGCTACAAAAATTAGGGCATACTGTTAAATTTGCAAGCCCTAAACCTCCAGTACAGATAAACTTTACACAACCCCATCATTTTAAATTACATAAAAATCAATATCAAATTGGTTATACTCCATGGGAATCCACTTTAATTAGATCTGAGTGGAGAGATATATTTAATCAATGTGATGAAGTTTGGGCAACATCTGATTGGACGGCGGAGGTATATAAAAACAATGGTGTTACTAAACCTATTTATGTATATCCACATGGCATTGAACCTATATGGAAGCCATACAAAAGAATTTTACATCCAGGAAAACCACTTAAATTTTTACACATAGGAGAACCTTCTCCAAGAAAAGACGGACAGCTAGTTGTAGATACTTTTATAAAATTATTTGGAAATAACCCAGAATATCATTTAACAGTTAAATGTCATGGAACTTCAACTATTAGAATATATAATAATAGAAAAGAACTTGTCTCTCCAGATACTGTATATAGTAATATTTCAATAATTAAAGAAGAGTACACAATTGAACAGCTGGTTCAACTTTATCATATGCACCATGTTTTAGTGTATCCAACCTGGGGAGAAGGTTTTGGATTTATTCCCCTACAAGGACTTGCAACTGGCATGCCAGTAATTTCAACATATGATTGGGCACACTATAAAAAATTCCTAGGACCCCTAAAGTTAAAGTCAAGGTTAACAGATGCTTCAAAAGAAGGTGTTCCAAAAGCTGTAGGAGATTCCCACCTTGGAAGTTTTTATGAGCCAGATAAAGAACATTTAGTTGATCAAATGGTTCATGCAGCAGTTAACTTTAAAGCTTATTCTAATTATTACTATACCCAGTCAACTAAAATACATGAAGAATATAATTGGGTTCAGTTGACCAATAATGCATTTAGTCACATATTTAAAAAGTTTTCATAACCTCTTCACACTTTAATAAAAGTTTGGTAGAATTGGTATCTTACTAAAAATTAAATCAAACGACTATGTCGTAGAAAGAGTGTATTATGTCAAGAACTATTAAAAACCCTTATGAAAATTTTATTGCATTGTCAAGATATGCACGATGGATTCCAGAAGATAATCGTCGTGAAACATGGGGGGAAACTGTAGATAGATACTTTGACTACATGTTAGAGCATTTAAAAAATAATAACAACTATATTCCAGATTTAAAATTAGTAGAAGAATTAAAAGAAGCAGTTTATAATCGTGATGTTATGCCATCAATGCGTTCTGTAATGACAGCAGGTGCCGCTTTAGATAGAGATCATGTAGCAGGATATAACTGCTCGTTTATCCCAGTAGATTCACCAAGATCATTTGACGAGACAATGTATATACTTATGTGTGGCACTGGAGTAGGATTCTCTGTTGAATATAAATACGTTAACAAACTTCCTTCCATCCCAGAATCTTTTGAAAAGTCTACAACCGTTATTGTTGTTGAGGATTCTAAGTCTGGTTGGGCAAAAGCATTTCGTGAACTACTTGCACTTCTTTGGTCTGGCCAAATTCCTTCAATTGACGTAAGCAAGCTTCGTCCAGCAGGTGCAAGACTTAAGACTATGGGTGGAAGATCATCAGGACCACAACCTTTAGTAAACCTATTTGATTTTACAATTGCAAAATTTAAAACAGCGGCAGGTCGATCATTTAAACCAATTGAGGCACATGACATTATGTGCAAGATTGGAGAGATTGTAGTAGTTGGCGGAGTTAGAAGGTCTGCATTAATTTCTCTTTCTAATATTAATGATATTGAAATGGCACAAGCAAAAACTGGTAATTGGTGGGAACACAATCCACAACGTGCCCTTTCCAACAACTCTGTTGCGTATTCTCGCAAGCCAGAGATGGAGCAATTTATTGCAGAATGGAAATCGCTTTATGACTCAAAATCTGGAGAGCGTGGAATATACAATGTTGCAGCAGCACAAAAGCAAGCAGCAAAGTATGGACGCAGGGATCCTGAAATACATTATGGAACCAACCCTTGTTCGGAAATTATTCTCCGTCCTTATCAGTTTTGTAATCTTTCAGAAGTCGTACTACGTGAAAACGATACAAAGAAAGATATTGAAAGGAAAGTAGATCTAGCCACTATTCTTGGAACATGGCAAGCAACCCTAACAGACTTTAAGTATCTTCGAAAAATTTGGAAAGACAATACAGAGGAAGAAAGATTACTTGGAGTTTCTCTTACTGGTCAATTCGGACATAAGTTTATGTCTGGAAAAGAAGACCTAGTATCCCTAGAAGCATTCTTGATGACTCTCAGAGAAAAGGCTAGAGAGACAAATAAAAAAGAAGCGGGAAAGATTGGTATTCCAGAGTCTGCAGCTATTACATGCGTAAAGCCTTCTGGTACAGTATCTCAATTAGTTGGAGTATCTTCAGGAATGCATGCATGGCATTCTCCATATTACATTCGTACAGTTCGTGGTTCAAAAGGTGATCCAATATCCACATTCTTAAAAGAAGTTGGAATCCCAGTAGAAGATGATGTTATGAAGCCAAATGATACTTATGTATTTTCATTTCCAGTAAAAGCTCCAGAAGGTGCTGTAGTTAGAAATGATTTAACAGCAATTGAGCATTTAAATATTTGGCTAGTTTACCAACGTGCATGGTGTGAACACAAGCCTTCTATTACAGTTTCAGTAAAAGAAGATGAATGGATGGACGTAGGAGCTTGGGTATACAAGAATTTTGACGAAGTTTCTGGAATATCATTTTTGCCTCATTCAGATCACTCATATAAGCAAGCCCCATACCAAGAAGTTTCAAAAGAAGAGTATGAAGAACTATTAAATAAAATGCCAGAATCTATTAGATGGGAAGATTTATCTTTTTATGAAACAGAAGATGGAACATCTACAAATGCCACCCTGGCATGCAGTTCAGACGGCAACTGCGAACTTGTAGACATTTCTGCATAATAGGTATATAATAAAGATTGGGGTAACACCCAAAATTCCTGGGCGCAATGCCTAGAAATAGGAGGATCTACATGACAAAAGATCTTAAAAGAAACGGACTAGTAGAAATGCAAGAAAAAATTCTAGCAGCGCTAGCAAGTTATGGTCGTCATTTTTTGGGTGCAGCCATTGCTCTTTACATGACTGGCAATACTGACCCATCAGATTTGATCAAGGGTGGAATAGCGGCTTGCTTGCCAGTTATTCTTAAAGCACTTAATACCAACGAGCCATCTTTCGGCTTTACAAAGAAGTAATTCTTAAAATCAATTAGGACGGCTCCTGTGCTAAAATAGGCATAGGAGTTTTCCTATTTTAGGAGATTTTGCAAATGGCAGGACAGAAAAATTTTGAAGTAGATCAAAATACCACTTTCTCTTTTATTGTAGAATATAAGGACAGTGAGGGTAATCCCATTGATCTAGATGGCGCAACAGCAAAACTACAGGTTAGAGACACTAAGGGTGGATCAAAACTTGCATTTAGCTTAACGTCACCAAATGGTGGAATTATAATAGATGCCCCCAATGGTAAATTAACATGCAAAATGACCCCAACCCAAACAAACAAGTTGTTTTATCCAAAATCTTCATATGACTTAATGATTACAGATTCTAATTTAAATAAGACAAAACTTATTGAAGGATTTTTAACATTAAGTAGATCGGTAACAATATAATGTCAGAAACAGTAATTGTAACCGAAAATATAAATAAGGTAGTAATTGGTTCCCCAGGAACCCAAGGTCCTAGAGGTAAATCTATCCTCAATGGAAACGGTGTCCCAGCAGACAACCTTGGCACTGAGGGAGATTTTTATTACGATAAACTTACAACAAGATTTTATGGTCCAAAACCACAAGAAACATCATGGGCTGGAGCCACCAACTATTTATTAAGCACAAGCACATTAACCTATCCATTTTCAATTGGTCAGGTTACAGATGAGCAAACATACTGGGCACTTGAAATAACCCATAATATGGGATATAACCCAAATGTGACTGTAAAAAATAGCGCTGGCGACATATTAGAAACAGGAATAGATTATAATAGTATTAACAAAATTACACTGACAATGGCTCAACCATTCGGTGGGATAGCTTACCTATCTTAAAGGAGAAATAGAAAATGGCAAGATTATTTGTAACTGATATCAATCTTAATAAGAATGAACTTCAGAACGCCAGAATTCAGGGATTAAGCTCAGCCCCATCAGCCCCTGTAACTGGACAGATTTATTATAACAACGCAGAAAATGTAATGTACTATTACAATGGACTAGCTTCACCAAACGGTCCATGGGTGCCAATGAATGGATCTGAAGAGGTTATTCAAGACATAATTGGTTCATCGGTATTAGGTGGAACAGGATTAACTGCAACATATACTGATTCTACAGGAACCACAACTATTGATTTAGACGACACAGCGGTAACAGCTGGTTCATATGGTTCTACAACTGAAATTCCAACATTTACAGTTGATGCTCAAGGTCGTTTAACTGCAGCAGGAACAGTAAGCGTAGCAACTCAATTAAACATAAATGCAGATGCAACTCAGGCTACAATTGATCTTTTAACTGACACGCTAATTATTAATGGCGGAGAAGGAATAGATACATCTTTTACTGGAGACACACTAACAATTTCTGGAGAAAATGCATCTACATCTAATAAAGGTATTGCCTCATTTAACTCAGATGACTTTGACACAACAGATGGACACGTAGACTTAGAAGATACAGTTGTTAAAACAATTACGACTGACTCTGGAGCACTTACACCATCAGGACACGGCCTATCAATTCTTGGCGGAGAAGGACTTGATGTAACACACACTGGAACATCAATTACAGTATCTGGAGAAGATGCAACAACTACCAATAAAGGTATTGCATCTTTTGAAACTGAAGACTTTACCGTAACATCTGGTGCAGTATCTATCAAGAATGTAAACCTTGGAACACAAACTACAGGTGATTATGTAGCTAATATTACTGGAACAGATAACGAAGTGACAGTTAGCCCAACTTCTGGAGAAGGTACTTCAGTAACAATTGGCCTTCCAGATGATGTAACAATTGCAAATAATTTAAATGTTGGCGGAAACCTTAATGTAACTGGAACAATTAACTCAGTAAATACCACTCAGGTAAATATTGTTGATAATAAGATTAATCTTAATACAGACTTTACTGGAACACCAACAGCAGATGCTGGTATCCGTGTAGAGCGTGGCGAAGGCGCAGATGTTGAAGTTCTTTGGAACGAATCAGATGATCGCTGGACACTTACAAATAATGGTACAAACTACCATGCAATAACAAGAAAATTCTCAACAACTGTTGGAAACGCAGTTTTAACACAAATCCCAGTTACACATAATTTAGGTGCCAGGGATGTTACTGTTCAAGTATACGATTCAGCCACCTTTGATACAGTAGAGTGCGATGTTGTTAGAACATCCACAGAGATTGTAACTTTAGGATTTACAGTCGCACCTGCTTCTGGAGCATACACGGTAGTAATAGTAGGATAAAGGGAGCAGTAAATGTCTGTAAAAAGATTAGTCCCTCTACATGCAGTAGTACTTGACTCAGATCCAATCACTGGACGAATTGGCGATATTTATTATAACAATTCTGAAGAAGAGCTTAGATATTTTGACGGTTCAGTATGGAATCCAGTCGGTGGAGCAATAACAGGAATACTTGAACATATACACACATATGATGGTGCAATATTTTCTGTGGAGTCTATTGAGGTTCCAGCTTCTGGTGTTATTGATGGAGGTACTCCATGAGCGTAGTAATAAAAACAAAAAGAGGAACCACAGAACAGTGGAATAGCTCTACAACTCCACTTCAAATTGGAGAACTTGGATTAGACACAACTCTTAATAAATTAAAAGCAGGAAATGGTACCAGTCTTTGGCAAAATCTCCCCTTTCTTACATCTGATGGTGGCGGAGACACTGGAGACATAACATTTGATGGAATTCAAATCATTGGTGCGGGCACAGCATCTGGTGATGGTAGCAATCTAGGAACTATCGAGCTTGTTCCAGATGGAGACATTACTTCAGATCAATATTTAATAATTGATCCAACTGCACCTAACCATATTCATATTCGTGCAGGTGGGGAACAAGATGCTTCTACTGCAGACCTATTTCTTGGCGGAGAAAGAAACAATGTTCGTGTCTCAGATGGCGGAAGAACTGTAAGTGTTAGCACAAGACCAAATACAGTTATTAACACATATACAAATCAAAATACAATAAGTAACACTTCTTTTGTAACAAGTAATACAGCAAATATTTATATAGGGGATACATTATTTTATGTAGGCGGAGATATAGTAACTGTTGATTCAATTACACAGGACTCACCAAGTGCTGGTCTACAGACTATCACAGCAAACCTAAATGGAGCACCAGCTTCATTTGTTGCAGGAGAACCACATATATTTAGCCATGAAGAAGAATGGGAAAATTATTGGCAGTTTGGAGCAGATGGTGTTCTGTCTGGTCCAGCAATGGGTTCAGTTGCCGTAAATGGACTTCACAATAATTCATCTACAGAAAGCGACCTCTTGTTAGTAAGCTCTGAAAAAATAGTTATCGCTGGAGACAATGGAGAATTTTTAAATGATGCCTCTGTTGCATCAAATCAAATTGCAACTATGGGAGATATTTCAGATGCAAATGATTATACGGACACTGCAATTTCAACTCTTGGAGACACTATAGATTCTGGATATATTCCTATTACAGAAAAAGGAACTGCTGGAGGAGTAGCATCTTTAGATCTTAGTGGCAAAATTCCATTAGAACAAATTGACACAAGTAGTCTTATAGGTCCAACAGGACCAACAGGGCCACAAGGCGATATTGGTCCAACGGGAGCAGCTGGTGACGCATTTGGAATTTATTATTTAGGGAATTATAATCCATTATCTGGTTACGTACCAGATATTGCAGTAGTAAGAGGTTCAGACGGACAACTGTATCTTGCTAAAGCTAGTGGACAACTGGGCGATCCAATTGATTATGTAAGTAATGGACAATGGGAAATATGGATACCTAAAGGACCAACAGGCCCTACAGGCCCATCAGGTGCAGATAGCACAGTTGCAGGCCCATCAGGTCCATCAGGACCATCAGGTCCACAAGGTGACGCAGGTCCGACAGGACCAACAGGTCCACAAGGTGACGCAGGTCCGACAGGACCAACAGGTGCAGATAGCACAGTTCCTGGTCCAACAGGACCAACAGGTCCACAAGGTGACATAGGTCCAACAGGACCAACAGGTCCACAAGGTGACGCAGGTCCGACAGGACCAACAGGTCCACAAGGTGACATAGGCCCAACAGGACCAACAGGTCCAACTGGACTACCTGGAGGAATAACTCTTACCGTAACAAACTCTGGCAGCGGAGCTTATGTAATAAATGGATCTAATAATCCAACTCTTTCTTTTATTCGTGGACACAGATATATAATTAACGTAAATGCTTCTGGCCACCCATTTTGGATACAAACAGTTTCAGGCGCTTATAGTTCAGGAAATATTTACAGCACTGGCGTTACAAATGGCGGAACAGATAACGGAACAATTATATTTGAAGTTCCTTATGATGCACCACAACTTTATTATGCATGTCAATTCCACTCATCAATGGCTGGTTCTATAACAGTTTCCGATCTCGGACCATCAGGCCCATCAGGTCCATCAGGGCCAGCAGGGCCAGCAGGAGGAAGTGAAGGATCAGATATTATGAATATCATGGAAGCATGGTAATCTAGGTATAACATATACCATAACTCGAAATAATAGGAGAAAAAATGGCAACAATATCAAAACTACTAGCAAGAACAACGTTAAATACTACAAACACAACTGTTTTGTATACCGTTCCTGCTTCAACAACAACAGTACTTACAAATATTATTATAAGTAATATTTCTGGTTCTGCAGCATCATTTAATTTAACATTACCAGACGCATCTGGAACACAGGTAGCATTTGCTACATCAGTATCAGTTCCAGCAAACAGCATTGCATCATTTGACCTTAAGCAGGTACTTGGTGGGTCTGGAACTCAAACAGTAATAGGATGGGCATCTGCCAACTCTGCACTAACAGCACATTTAAGCGGAGTCGAAATATCATAACATGGCATATAGTACATTTCCAGCAACTTCTTCAATCATAAAGTCAGTTCAAAGGGGCTCTACTGCTTCTGCTGGAAACGTAACAATATCACAAGTTAATACTGCAAAATCTTTTATAAATTCATTTTCTACATCATCATCAGGAAGCGTTGGAACAAACAGCTCAACATCTGGTACATTAACTCCTTCTGGAGGAAACGTTTCAGTTTCATCTCCAAGCTTTAACCCAGCTGGTGGAAGCTTTCCAAACTATGTAGGTACAAGATC